TTTTCCGTGCCGCAGATTGCCGCCATGTTGCAGATGAAACGCCCGACGGTGCAGAGCTGGAAACAGCGCGACGGCTGGGACAGCGTTGCCCCCATCAGCCGTGTCGAAATGAGTCTGGAAGCGCGGCTGACCCAGCTCATCATCAAACCGCAGAAAACCGGTGGTGACTTCAAGGAAATTGACCTGCTCGGACGCCAGATTGAACGACTGGCACGGGTAAACCGCTACAGTCAGACCGGCAACGAGGCAGACCTTAATCCGAACGTCGCTAACCGCAACAAAGGCGGGCGTCGCAAACCGAAAAAGAATTTTTTCAGTGACGAAGCCATCGAAAAGCTGGAGCAGATTTTCTTTGAGCAGTCTTTCGAATATCAGTTGCACTGGTATCGCGCCGGGCTTGAGCACCGCATCCGCGATATCCTGAAATCCCGCCAGATTGGCGCGACGTTTTATTTTTCCCGCGAGGCGCTGCTGCGCGCCCTGAAAACCGGTCATAACCAGATTTTTCTGTCGGCCAGTAAAACGCAGGCGTATGTGTTCCGCGAATACATCATCGCCTTTGCCCGGCTGGTTGACGTTGACCTGACCGGTGACCCGATTGTCCTGGGCAATAACGGCGCAAAACTGATTTTTCTCGGCACCAACTCCAACACCGCGCAGAGTCATAACGGCGACCTGTACGTCGACGAGATTTTCTGGATCCCGAATTTTCAGGTACTGCGTAAGGTGGCATCAGGTATGGCCTCACAGAGTCACCTGCGTTCGACCTATTTCTCCACCCCGTCCACGCTGGCGCACGACGCCTACCCGTTCTGGTCGGGTGAACTGTTTAACCGGGGACGCGCCAGCGCCGCCGAACGCGTGGAAATCGACGTCAGTCATAACGCCCTTGCCGGTGGGCTTCTCTGTGCGGACGGCCAGTGGCGGCAGATTGTCACCATTGAGGACGCCCTGAAAGGCGGCTGCACGCTGTTCGACATTGAGCAGCTCAAACGCGAAAACAGCGCCGACGATTTTAAAAACCTGTTCATGTGTGAATTTGTTGACGACAAGGCGTCGGTGTTCCCGTTCGAGGAGCTGCAACGCTGCATGGTCGACACGCTGGAAGAATGGGAAGACTATGCGCCGTTTGCCGCCAATCCGTTCGGCTCCCGCCCGGTATGGATTGGTTACGACCCGTCACACCGTGGCGACAGCGCCGGATGCGTGGTGCTGGCACCGCCGGTGGTGGCCGGTGGCAAATTCAGAATACTTGAGCGTCACCAGTGGAAAGGCATGGACTTTGCCACCCAGGCTGAATCCATCCGAAAACTCACCGAAAAATATAACGTTGAATACATCGGTATTGATGCCACCGGCCTCGGTGTCGGCGTGTTCCAGCTCGTGCGCTCGTTCTATCCCGCCGCGCGCGATATCCGCTACACGCCGGAAATGAAAACCGCAATGGTGCTCAAGGCAAAAGACGTTATCCGCCGTGGCTGTCTGGAATATGACGTCAGCGCCACCGACATCACCAGCTCGTTTATGGCTATCCGCAAGACCATGACCAGCAGCGGACGCAGCGCCACCTATGAGGCCAGCCGCAGCGAGGAAGCCAGCCACGCCGACCTCGCCTGGGCGACCATGCACGCCCTGTTAAATGAGCCACTCACCGCCGGTATCAGCACCCCGCTGACATCCACCATTCTGGAGTTTTACTGATGAGCAAGAAAAAAGGGAAAACACCGCAACCTGCGGCAAAAACAATGACCGCCAGCGCCCCGAAAATGGAGGCATTCACCTTTGGTGAGCCGGTGCCGGTACTCGACCGCCGTGACATTCTGGATTACGTCGAATGCATCAGTAACGGCAGATGGTATGAGCCACCGGTCAGCTTTACCGGTCTGGCAAAAAGCCTGCGTGCTGCCGTGCATCACAGCTCACCGATTTACGTTAAACGCAATATTCTGGCCTCGACATTTATCCCGCATCCGTGGCTTTCCCAGCAGGATTTCAGCCGCTTTGTGCTGGATTTTCTGGTGTTCGGTAATGCGTTTCTGGAAAAGCGCTACAGCACCACCGGTAAGGTCATCAGACTGGAAACCTCACCGGCAAAATATACCCGCCGTGGTGTTGAAGAGGATGTTTACTGGTGGGTGCCGTCCTTCAACGAGCCGACACCTTTCGCGCCCGGCTCCGTGTTTCACCTGCTGGAGCCGGATATTAATCAGGAGCTGTACGGCCTGCCGGAATATCTCAGCGCCCTTAACTCTGCCTGGCTGAATGAGTCGGCCACGCTGTTCCGCCGCAAGTATTACGAAAACGGCGCACATGCCGGATACATCATGTACGTCACCGATGCCGTGCAGGATCGCAACGATATCGAAATGCTTCGCGAAAACATGGTGAAATCGAAAGGCCGCAACAACTTTAAAAACCTGTTTCTCTATGCCCCGCAGGGAAAAGCCGACGGCATTAAAATTATCCCGCTCAGTGAAGTGGCGACGAAGGACGATTTTTTTAATATCAAAAAAGCCAGCGCCGCTGACCTGCTGGACGCGCACCGCATCCCCTTTCAGTTGATGGGCGGCAAACCGGAGAACGTCGGGTCGCTGGGCGATATTGAGAAAGTAGCAAAGGTCTTTGTCCGCAATGAGCTTATCCCGTTACAGGACAGGATCCGCGAGATAAACGGCTGGCTCGGTCAGGAGGTCATCCGATTTAAAAACTACTCACTGGACACTGACAACGGCTGAACATCGCCGCCTGCGGGCGGCTTTTTTACACCCCGTCATCCCCCCTCACACGCTCACCACCGCACAAAACACCCCGCAGACACACAACGCCTCAACGGGCAGACTAAGCGCCGTCACGACGCGCTGAGACGCTGAAAAAATACAATCAGCACCACCGTCAGCGCGCAGTGCTTTCCCCGCCTCGCCCGCCCGCTTCACGGGGCGGTTTTAATGCACCTTAATAAAACTAATGAGCCATCAGTATTTCCAGTCAAAAGCCAAGCCATATCACAGTTTCCCTTAATGCAATCTCATGCACCCTTGAATGCAACGACTATAAAATGTAAAAAAGCGTTTCGTATGAACTCATTGCATACAAATAGCACATTTAAGGAAAAATAATGACTGTACGTCTTGCTTCAGTTTCAATTAGCAACTTTCGTTCTTGTAAGTCAACATCGGCTATTTTGCGCCCCTTCACTGCTTTAGTTGGTTATAATAACGCAGGAAAATCAAATATTATCTTAGCAATTAAGTGGCTGTTAGATGGCTCTTTGATTTCAGAATCAGATGTGTACGATCCTACACACCCCGTATCCGTTGAAGGCGTTATTCAAGGTATAACAGATGATACTCTGTCTTTGTTAACAGAAGAGAATCAACAAAAAATAGCTCCGTTTATAATTGACGGGACTCTTACCTTTGCAAGAAGACAGGAATTTAATAAGGAAACAGGAAAAGCCAAAAAAAGTCTGGATGTATATGACGGTACCACGTGGAAGAAAAACCCTGGCGGCATAGATGGTGCAATCTCCAATATATTTCCGGAACCAATTCATATCCCTGCAATGTCTGACGCTGTCGAAGACTCAACAAAATGCAAAAACACGACCACAATAGGAAAGATACTTTCCGCAATTGTTTCTGAAATAAAACAAGAACACGAAGAAAAATTTTCAAAAAACATATCAGAAATAGGTAAATATCTTTCTCACAACGGTGAGAACAGATTAGAAAGCCTTAATAAAATAGACTCAGGTGTAAATAAAAAAGTAAACCAATTTTTTCCTGACGTAAGTGTAAAGTTACACTTTCCCACACCGACATTAGATGAGATATTTAAATCCGGCACTCTGAAAGTTTTTGAGTCTCGGGAAGATGAACCGGTAATGAGAGATATCAGCCGATTTGGTCACGGAACACAACGTTCCATTCAAATGGCATTAATTCAATACCTGGCCGAAATAAAAAAAGAAAACAGCGAATCAAAAAAATCAAACACTTTGATTTTCATTGATGAACCTGAGTTATATTTACACCCTTCAGCCATTAATTCTGTCAGAGAATCACTTGTCACATTAAGTGAATCAGGGTATCAGGTTATAATATCAACTCACTCAGCCAGTATGCTTTCTGCAAAGCATGCAGCAAATGCGATTCAGGTTTGTAAGGATTCTAATGGAACCATAGCAAGGAAGACTATATCTGAAAAAATCGAAGAATTATATAAATCTTCATCACCGCAATTGCACTCAGCATTCACGCTTTCTAATTCATCATACCTTTTATTTTCTGAAGAAGTTTTGCTTGTTGAAGGGAAAACAGAGACAAACGTTCTATATGCACTTTATAAAAAAATTAACGGACATGAACTCAACCCGAGTAAAATCTGCATTGTTGCCGTTGACGGTAAGGGTAGTTTATTTAAGATGTCACAAATCATCAATGCCATCGGCATAAAAACAAGGATTCTAGCTGATTGTGATTTCTTATCAAATATTCTATTAACAGAGCATAAAGACTTACTTAGTACTGAATGTGATAATCTATTGACTGCTTTGATTGAATCAATCAACTCAGGAGAGCTTAGTTTAAATACAAAAGTTACTACTTTTGAGTCATTCAAAAGCATTTCAAGCAAAGACTTCATCAAAATATGTAACCATGAAAAAACACAAAAGCATATACATGAAATACATCAAAAATTGAAAGATAACGGAATCTATATATGGAAATCCGGTGATATAGAGGCTGTTTATGGATTTGGTAAAAAACAAACTGAATGGGATAGTCTTTTAGATTGTTTATGTGATGAAAGCAAAGATGTTAGAGCAGTAATAAAAAAATATGATGAAATGGAAGATTTCATAAAATGGATTTAACTTAATCTGATACTATTACAGCACAGTACTAAACCAATAGTGATAGGCTGTGCTTTACCCAAGGATGGTGATTTCAAAATCAGAATGTGCTATAAGTACGTCAATCTAGTAACCTAAACACACAAACAAATCAATCATTAAGATTTATAATTCTGGAATATAAAAGGTGTTGATATGAATAACATGGATATTGTGAAAGCTGTAAAAGATGGAATGAAAAAGTCAGCCGACGCAACTTATTTAATGGATTTCAGGTCTGGTGCAAAAATAAACACTGAATATGTAGCTACCGTATCTATAGGTCTATCGTTGTTAGAAATAAAATCTTTTCGCCATGGTGATTACAAAGTTATATTTGAGTACCATACAAATAAATTCATTAATGCAACAGTTCCTTTATCGAAACGGTCTGACCCCCAAAAAACATTCTCAAAAAAAACTGTCAGAAAAAACACAAACACAACAAGATCAGGCAGAATTGATATTGCCATATTGGACAGCAGACCATTTTTCGACATTCCAATATGTGCAATAGAAGTTAAAGGAAATGCCCCCTGTAAAAGTCTTTTATTTTCTGACATAAGAAGAAATCTTGAATACTTTAAACACACAGGCCCTACAGGAAATTCAAGTCTTGGCCTAGCATTAAACTGTTCATTCCATTCATACAATGATTCAACTAAAAAAAATTACTGCACTACAATCCACCATAAGGAAGACATGATAAGGAAATTAAAAAACAAATATAAAAAATACATATCCGAATTAAATGAAGAAATTCCAGACGATATATCTGTTACAATTGATGTTTTTACAGCAGCAGAGCATTTACTACCTCCTGATGCTGACCAATATGAATACGAATCACATATAGATGACTTACATTTGACGCTTGGCGTTATGGTTATATTCGAACGAAAATCGATACTCAATTGATATCATTTGTGGCTTAGAATAATTTGCTTATTTACAATTTAAAGCAAATATATTGCCACCGTTCTTCGCCTTAGATTTATAAAAAATGTGGAGGATACTGCCAGCTTGACAGTCAGCGGCAGTATCTCACCTAGTATTCTGTGCAGCAAGACATAATCTTCCAGCCAGTCTGACAGGTCAGTAACATCTGTTATCCGGGCTTCAACCTTTCGCCCCGTAAACACACCCTGCACCCATTCATGCAAAATCAACGTGTCCCCGCGCTCATAATTACGGTCATTTTTCCGAAACTCTGCGCGTTTCTTTCCTTCCAGCACAAGGTCGAAATATTTTGCGTGCAGCTTTACCTCGTGAATTTTTGCCATCATGTCCACTCCATTACTGTTGAGAATCCCGGCCACTCATCAGCGACCGGATACGTGAATTTTTTCCCGTCATAATTTACGGTTGCCCCACGCGCCAGCGACTCAAGCTCCCATCGCTGAGGTCTGATACCGTTCTGAGCAAGATCAACGCGAATACGGGTAATTTGCAATCGTTCCGACCTGGTCAGCCTGGCTGATGGCGCTATTTCATGCGGTTTTAACGGACTTCCGTTTCTTTGCTGACGATTTGGTGTTCTCAGTCCGCATTTTAATGCACCTCTGAGCGCCCTCACAACCTCCGGGTCACTCCATTCGATAACACCGTCATCAACCAGATTAAGCACTGCTGCGGCGTGTTCAGAAGGTGTGGGAGCCGGTAACGAAGTATCACCACCGGTGAGCTTTCCACAGTTATTGACAGGACTCCGAGGCGCGGCGATGCCGCTTTTTAAAGTCAAAGGCTGAACGACCGGCACTTTCGGCACAATGCGCCAGTCCGTCGTTCTGGTGATATGAATATGACGCGCGCCGAGATGCGGCGCGTAAATGCCGACCACTCTCTCGACTTCTTCCTCGTACTCGTTAACGTCATCCGACGGGCTACGGGCGACCCTGACAGTCTGACAATCGCGCGGGACATTTGCCCCGCCCTGCGCGCTGATATACAACGCAAAATCACCACTGTCTGCAGCGGCGCGTGCAGCCTCGACGCGCTCGTCAAACTCATCAGCAATGCTGACGCCGCGAGGCAATTTGCGTAGTTCACGGTAAGCCCCCATTGTCGGCAGACCAACCGTTTTAAATTGCGGAATGCGCCACGTTGACGCCCATGCGGTAACAGCCGCAGCTGTGTCTTTCAGCGGCCTACCGGTATCATTATCGAGCTGACCATCCAGTGCATAGCCGTCGATGTTTTTTGAGATGTATTTCGCGATATATCCCGCAGCACCGCCCCGGTTAAGGTGTTTTGCCTGAAAACGGTTTCGCGCGGCTCCTCTTTCGTCGCCATCCTCTTTGAGCGCATAGCGACGCATGATTTCAATAATCTGGTTACGCTGGCGTGGATTACAAAAAAGCATCATATGCCAGTGCGGCGTTCCGTCGTGGTGTGGCTCAACAACACGCAAACCGTAAGCCTGTAAATCATTATCCTTGAATGCCGTGCGCATCAGGCTCCAGATACGGCAGAGATAACGCTGCGCATCCTTTGGATTAAATGCCTCATCGTTCCAGCCGTGATTTAGCTGGACGGTTTTACTTTCGCCTTTTCTGACCTGACGTGTCGGGTGATACTTTGACGGCGCGGTCAGCGTGATAAACATCCCCACATCACCCTCTGCGGCGGCGTAACGCTCAATACCGGCGATGGTGTTCATCAGCTCCATCCGGCGAATTTCTGGATTAGAAATACTGCCCATCACCTTACTGATAAGGTCGATGCGCTCGCCGGTTTCCTTGTTTTCAAGGTCACACGATTTAAGAAATTCCAGATTTGCCTGGCGGCGCGCACGCACATCACGAATGGCATGTTTACTGGCATAAGGAGAACGGTCTTTATTGACCTCCCCGACAGCAATCAGTAACGCCTCATGCCAGCGCATACGCTGGCCTTTAAGCTGATGAGTCCACCACTCATCGTTAAACAGGCGGGCAATGGCAGAATATGCCTGCCTCGTGGTCATCTGCCCTTTACGGTATTTTCTCCAGTAAAGCGGGGAAATATTGAAAGCACGTGCAGCGCCAGCAACATGACCATACAGGTGAGCCTGCGCCTCATCCGTAAACAGCGATTCTTTTTCGCCATGCGCATCCACCCAGGCATCGCAGAGTTCCTCATACATCATGAAAAGCTGCGATGAGATACGGGCAGCAAACTTTTTCAGCTCCTTGTCATTCATTCCCGGTAGGCGCGCATAGTGGTCACGCTCTGCCAGAAACAGCAACGACGCGTCGGTGTTCATTTCATGGCGCTGATTCACACGCTCAATGCGCGGCCATAAACGACGCTGAAAAGTGGATGTGAGGAAATAAAACCCGTGCACCGGGCTTTTATTGCGCCGGATGTAGTCATAGCGTGAAGTAAACAGCGAGCGCAAAAAGTAAGGCAGGCGGTTAATCGTGGATAAAACACCTTGCACCTGACGCATCTCGTCACGTGTAAGAGGTCTTTCTCGCCCGACGGCCTCACGTGGCGCGTTCCATGCATAAGCACCGGTAAACGCCTTACCGGTGCCTGCGGCAAATGCTGACGGAGGGACAAAACGCCCGGAGGCTTTAACGGCCATGTGAGCCAAAAGCCTCTGAACAACGCTTGCTGAGTTGCTCAACCTGCGCGTTTAAATCAGCAAAAGATTTTGCGCTTCCGGTCAGAATATCGTGATGCATCATGCCGGAAACGAGCTGGCTTAATTTCGGGTAATAACCAACCACAGCCAGCCATTCCTGGCCGGCGTTTTTACCGCTTTCCGCTCTCTTTTTCTCGTGGAGAATAAACTGAAAGCTGTCACTGGTAACGACATAACGTTCGCCAATTTCAATACGAATACTCATGCCGTTCTCCGGTAATGTTTGTTTTTTGCTTCAAAGACTGACTGACAGGAAACACAACGCGTGGCTGACGGATAAGCCGCACGACGGGCAGCAGGTATTGGCGCGTCACACTCTTCGCAAACCAGCGCAGAAGCACCGCAATGTTTTACCCTTGCCGCGTTAATCTGGCGCTCCAGTAATTCAGCCTGTTGTTCCTGAATAAAATCTACGTTGTCCGGCATTATCAGCTCCTTTTATCGTTAAGTTTCCTGGATACATCAGCGCAATAACTGGCAAGTTCTGTCGTTAATTTTGTCAGTTCATCCACTGAGGAAATTTGCTTGTGGAATACAGCGCGTTTAACAAGTAAATTGACCACATCAGACAGGAGGTTTAATTCACTCTGATAAATCGCGATAACAGATTCAGTTATTTCGCACTTCTCTTTATCAATACCAAGTTGAATAAGAGACAAATCACCATTTTTCATAACGGCGATTTTTAAGGCGTTATTCAGTAATACAACTGAATGAGAACAGGACATCAAAGCACCTCCCCGCGAGACAATCCGATATTGTGAAATTTTTCCGACTCCTGACTGAGCAGCTCGACTATCTCCACGCGGGATAACTCCGCCTTTGTGATGTGGCGAATCATGGCGTCAAGATGAGAAGAAAAGCGCGTCGCAGCGTCGGCCTGTGCTTCGGTTCTGGCCTGTTGCAGCAGTAATGCGTATTTACCGCACTGATTTTCAGAAACTGTATGCATGACTTTCTCCGGGCAAAAAGAAGCCCCGCACGATTAAGCGCGTTAAAAACTCTGGTTAATTATTTAATGCAGATATTGCTCTGGTTTTACCGACGTCAGAATTGTCGGTGCATACTCAAACAGACTGAATAATTCACGTAATGCACGGAATAAAGCATCACGCCAGTAACATGATTCCTCATTAATTCGCCAGTATGGCTGGTTAAATTCTTTTTCTGTCAGTCGTGCGTGCATAAATAAAGTGCGACGCTGACTGACTGTTAAAAAACTAATATATGCATACTCACTTGCGCCAACCTGACGGCGTTTTGAGAATGCCCCACGCAATTCATCAATTGCACATACCAGTCGTTCACGTTCGACGTCGTTCATTTCTTCAAAACGCATCGTTGCGTGACGCTGTTTTAACTGCGCATGGAAGCAAACCGTTAGCCGTTCACGTTCCATCATCTGATTATAATAATCGCATGTCTCCTGCCAGCGAGGGACGGCCAGATGCTTACCAATTATCCGGCGCATAGTTGCTGGCTGTTTTTCAACAAGATTGAGCGTCATCACTGTCATTTCCAGACCCTCCGGCTTTTCAGAAAGGTCAGAGCCTTTTTTAACGGACTCTGTTTTTTGGTGCGGATAATGATTCCCTTACGCCCCTTACCGTGGGTGATGGTGAAGTCAATCGCCCTGGGGCTTTCGTTACGCAGTAACTGAGCAATACAACGAGGCTCATTCATACGGTTCTCCTTAACGTGGTTCACCGAGACCTAACCACATCAACCAGCCGTCACGAATCTCTTTAGGGCGGCTTTCATAAGCCAGTTTTAGTCCGTTATTCCATGCCGGAAGGTATACCCAATATTCACCTGCACGACCTGAAGCTGATTGTGGATCGGTCATATCAATTACAGGCAGCTTTCCTTTATCGATCATCCGACGAACCGCTCCTGTCGATTTTCCTATTAGTTTTGCGAACTCCTGATAAGGAATCGCATCAGTCATGAGTGTTACTTGCTTGCTCATGTCGTCCTCTAGCCCTCATGAATTGCGTTTAATGTCTTATAATGCCTTTTAGTGCCCACATCCAAGCACTAAACAATCTACATCTAAACTAAATACTATTGAGATCTAAACACCATGTCAAACACGATAAGCGAGAAGATAGTCTTAATGCGAAAATCAGAGTATTTGAGCAGACAACAACTTGCTGATTTAACAGGGGTTCCGTATGGCACGCTGAGTTACTATGAAAGTGGTCGTTCAACACCTCCAACAGATGTCATGATGAACATCCTGCAGACCCCACAATTCACCAAATACACTTTATGGTTCATGACCAATCAGATCGCTCCTGAGTCCGGGCAAATTGCGCCCGCTCTCGCACACTTTGGGCAAAACGAAACAACGTCGCCCCACTCCGGTCAAAAGACTGGTTAACAATTCATCGTGAATATATTCATCACAAGTGCCTACTATTGGTGGCTAAATTTCAGCCACCACGAAAAAAGCGATTAGTAGTCGCAAAAAAACACACCACTCGGAGGGTTTTCTGATGGCAATCAAAAAACTCGATGATGGTCGATATGAAGTGGACATCCGCCCTACTGGACGTAATGGAAAACGCATCCGTAGGAAGTTTGATAAGAAAAGCGAAGCTGTCGCTTTCGAGAAATACACGTTGTACAACCACCACAATAAAGAATGGCTATCAAAACCAACAGACAAGCGACGTCTGTCGGAGCTGACACAGATCTGGTGGGATTTAAAGGGTAAACACGAAGAGCATGGGAAATCTAATCTTGGAAAAATTGAAATCTTCACAAAAATAACGAATGACCCATGCGCATTTCAAATTACGAAATCGCTTATCAGCCAGTACTGCGCCACCCGAAGAAGTCAGGGTATTAAACCTTCGAGTATCAATCGTGATTTAACATGTATTAGCGGCATGTTTACAGCCCTGATTGAAGCGGAGTTATTCTTTGGTGAGCACCCTATCAGAGGGACAAAAAGGCTTAAGGAGGAAAAACCAGACACAGGCTATCTCACGCAGGAAGAAATTGCCTTACTGCTTGCTGCTCTTGACGGCGACAACAAAAAGATTGCGATTCTTTGCCTGAGTACTGGAGCACGTTGGGGAGAAGCAGCTCGTTTGAAAGCAGAAAATATCATCCATAACCGCGTCACGTTTGTTAAAACGAAAACAAACAAACCACGCACCGTCCCGATCTCAGAGGCTGTTGCCAAAATGATCGCGGATAACAAACGAGGTTTTTTATTCCCTGATGCTGATTACCCTCGCTTCAGACGAACAATGAAAGCAATAAAACCGGATTTGCCAATGGGGCAAGCCACACATGCACTAAGGCACAGCTTTGCCACTCATTTCATGATTAATGGAGGAAGTATTATCACGCTACAACGGATACTAGGTCACACGCGGATTGAGCAAACTATGGTTTACGCTCATTTTGCGCCAGAGTACCTTCAGGACGCCATTTCTCTTAATCCGCTAAGAGGTGGTACTGAGGCCGAGAGTGTCCACACAGTGTCCACAGTAGAGTAACGTTTAAGGGCTTTCAGTGGTAATTTATGCCGCTCAAACCCGCATTGTACCGTTGAAAGCCCCTACTGGTGACACCCTAAATCTCCCTTACACGGGCTTATTTTTTATGCATAAGCCCTATCCCTGGTCACCGTCTTCCATTGACCACATCGATAGAATCTCCCTTCATAGCACGATGCCTTTCACGTAACGGCATCGTGCTCGCACAGGTTCCGGCTAAGCACAACCAGAACGCGCATGTTTGACGCTTACCAAAAAATATTCTCACTCTCCACATTTGAATGTCAGACGAGCGACGCCATGTAATCCTGCACCTTCTGTCTTCAGGTCAACTATCTGCATTTTTTTGCCCTGAGTAACACAGAAATGGGCTGCATCATTTTTTACTATATTTTCTGCACCAGATATTCTGCCCCTGGCTAAAGAAGCTTCGGCTTCGGTGTAGTATTGGTTATCGAGTTTACGCTGAATATTACTTTTATATGCAAGACCAAATTTACCGATACTTGTCTCATCATTATGCACAGCACAACCAGACACAATAAAAATACTAATTAATGATATAGCAGCTATCTTTTTCAT